CTCCGTTGGTATGGTTTGGATGTGGTTATTTTAATTATACCAAACGGGCACGGCCCGTGCTATTTTTGTAGCCATAAATATTGATTTTTCAAGGCTCACAGGCGCTTACGCACCTGCGAAGTTTGAGACTGTGATAATAGCCGTCCTGATACGCATCCGTAAGGTATGCCGTCATGGCCTTATCGGCCTTTCTGCCGAGCGCATCAAGCGCCATCAGCACCTCAGCATAGAGCTTATCGAGCCTTGTGATGCGGCTGCGCATGGCGAGCGTGTTGAGCTCACGCTCGAGGCCCTTATCGCCGGTCTCGTTGATCTCTTTGACGTATTCCTCGATGGACTTGCGCCATTTCCGATACTCACGGCCTTGCAAGAGCGCCATCGCATCGCCGATGCTCAGGTTATTATCCTTCGCAAAGCGCCCATAAAGAACAGCGATATCGTCCTGGATGCCCTCGAGCGCGTCCTCATAGAGTTCCGTGAGCTCTTGCTCGATGGTCTGGCGTCCTTTGTCATACCAATGCTGCTCGAGCTCTTCCATGCGCTTTTCCCAGTACGATTCACTGTCCATCTGTCACACCGCCTCAGCTGATTTTGTGCTTGAATGCCACCATGCGGATCTGCTTCTCTTCATAGACGCGCTTCCAGTTCGTCGCGTTGGCGAGCTCCTCACGCGTAACATTCTCCGCGTTGGCGCGTACCGCGTTCTGGAATGCGACTCCGCGCGGATGGAGGATGAACGTGCGGCGGTTGATGAGATAATCAACGCCCGAGCCCTTCTTCTTGTCGCGGTCTACTTCCGTCTGGACGAAGCCGACCGGGTTGCCGTTGCCATATGCCACAGCGCCCTGCCCGAAGAGGTACGTCGTGTAAACGCCATCCGTCACCGGGCACCCATCATCGACGATGACGCGGCGGCCCTGATACGTATCGAACTCTACGCTCGTCGAGTCGCGCTCCGTAACGATGAGATTCTGCTTCTTGAGGTAGCTCTTGACAGCCGAGTGCATCGCGACGGCCGTGAGGTTCGCCTGTGCATCACCGAGAAGCTGCAGCGCGTCGATGAACGAGGATGCCGAGATGTTGGCCGCCTTGCCCGTATTCTTCGAGATATCGAGAACGTGGTTCTTCATCGTGTCGGCCGCAAATACGCCGTTGAGCTCGTTGATGAGCTCTTTCTGCATATCACGCGCCCAGAAACCAGCAACGAGGCTGCCGATGGCTTCCATCGGGTCCGAACCTGCGAGGGCGGCCGAGAGGTCCGTAGCGCTCCACATCATCGCACGGCGGATGGTCGTTGATACGTCCTTATTGCTCGTGATTTTGTTGGCCGTCAGGTCCTTGCCCTCGAGGATTGCCTCGGAACTGCCCTGCAGGTCCTCAAAGAACGGCATATTGTGAAGCGGCGCCGCCTCAGAAGCCAGCTTATCGAACTGCGGGCTGTGCGCCACAATACCGCTGTTGAACAATGCCGAAAGTTCCATCGTGCGGTTAATCACGTACGGATTGAAAAGCTCCGGTACGATGACATCCGCTAAAGTCGTTCCTGCCATTTGTCTTCACTCCTTAAATCTTTACCCCGGCTTCGGCTGCCATCGCGCGAGCCTGTTCCGGATTCGTACGCAAGAGGTGCCCCTGTTCCGTCAGATTGAAGGACTCCTTCTTGAATGGATTGGTTGCTGGCGGGTTGCTCCCGCCGTTCGGATCATACTGCGGTGTGCGGACGGTCTTGAAAAGAAATGCCTTGTCCTTTTTCAGTGCGTCCACCTGTTCCGCAAGGCCGGTGATTTTTCCATCTTCACCGAGGATGAGTTTTGACTTGTCAATCAGCCCGGATACGATTTCCGCATCCTGCGCGCTGTCAGCGACCGCGAGCTTGATAGCGGTATCCATGCGCAGCGCTTTCGTCTGCGCGTCAAATGCCGCTTTCTGCTCATTGTTCGCCTTCTGCAGCGCTTCAATCTGCTTCTTGAGCTCCTGATTGTCGCCAGCGTTCTTCTTGAGGCCCGTGAGCTGCTTGTCCCGGTCCGCAATCTGCTCCGAGAGTGCTTTCTTTGACTCATTGACTTCGTTGAAGCGCGCTTTCGTCACATAGTCGCCGTCCAGAAAGTCCTTGACCTTATGAACCGCGTCATCTGCTTTATCCTCAGGAACACCGAGGGATTTGACAAGATCATTGATTGTCATGGTTTTATTCCTCCATCCGGTTTTTACCGAGGTTTACCTGCCTCGAGTCGGAATATTTCTGCTCGTATTATTTCGTGGTCGTCGACGTCGTGCCAGACGAGCTCGTTGACGTCGTTGTGGTCGTTGTAGATGCCGCTGTCAACGCGCTATAGGTCTTGTTCGCGTCCAGGCACGCCCGGGCAATGGCAAGAACATCGTGCGCCGTCTCGTCGGCAACCTTCGAAATGGGGAAATCCTCCCCGAACGTCTTTGCATATTCGCATAGGACCTTAAACATTTGCCCCGCCTCCTTCCGGATTCCTGTTTTTCTCAGTTCCGCCAAGAGAACCGCCGTAAATATCCGCCGCGGCCTCGGCTTCTTTCTGCTCTTTCTCGAGCTGCTTTTCCTCGGCCTCCGCGTTTTCCACAAACGGGTGATTCTTGAGGATGGTTTTCTTCGATACGATACCGACCGACTTACTGCACATATCCGCAAGCTCCGCGTCATTCCGGATGCTCGTACGCGTCCATGTCTGCGTAATCGCATCCGCGCTCTGCCCTGCATCATGCAGGATAGCTCGTACGAGCTCCGCAAAGCCGAGCCGGAACTCTGTCTCCATCAGCCCAGCTTTGAGCTCGAGCAACGCATAAAGGAACTTCATCGCCTCACCAGACGTCGCATCGAGCCCCTGCTGCTGCGGGTCTACGCCCTGCCCCATATCAAAGATGGCTTTGCGCGTGATCTCGAGCAGCTTGTCGCGTGCTTCAACTGGCACCTCGATGGACAGCGTAGACACGCCGCTCTTATCCCCGTCGCCAGTAGAATCAAGGCTGATGGCCTTGTAGTACTTGAGGTCAGACAGGAACTGCTGCATATCCTGCCCGCCGTAGTTCGTCAGGACGAAAATGACCTCTTGAATATCCTCAAGGTCATCGACAAAGCCGGAAAAGGTCTTATCGTACGCATCAATCAGATTCTTCACGACATCAAGGTCGCGGCTCCCGGAATTGTTGTTGAAGAACGGGATGAACGGCACGCGGCCGTAGTCATGCGGCAGAACATTCTCATTGTTCGTGAGCCCGGCCAGATAGAAATCCGTGAACATTGGAGCCGTTACCAGGCCGTCAAACGAGGAGTCCGTCCGCTTCCGGAATGCCGAGCACTCGGTATCGGTCCAGTACTCATATACGTCCCATTCGTCGCCTTCATCGTCATAATCCTTATAGACGCGGAGCACGGCAAGCAGTTTCTTGTCGAGCTTCGTGCTCCATACCGGGATGATCTGGAACGATGGGACGATGGCGTACTGGAAACCGTCCTTGTCGTCGTGCCAGTAATGGAGCCACGCTACGCCGGCGTTCGAGGCATTGACACACAGCGTCTTGCAATTCCTCGCGTACGCATCGCCGAGGCCATCCGTAACGCACTTGTTCGCCGCGTCATTCCCGACGTCGAACAGGGGCGGCGTCGTGAACATGTAGGAGGCTTTCTGGTCGACCAGCAGGCGGTAGAAGCTGAAAGGAATCCGGTTATCCGCCTTGCGGATCGGATTCGCGTCATCAACCACCGCGCCCGTTTCGTCATAATGCTCTTTATGCTTGTCCGGCCGGAACATGATGTCGTTCTGTACGGCATAATACCGTTCAGCTACAAGCGTCTTCGCGATAAAGTCCGCATGGCCCATCACGTATTTCTCGATGAGCTTCTTTGCTGTTTCCAGTTTCAAGTTATCACCTCCTATCTGAGAATCCTCATGCCGCCGCTGCGCATGACGTCATTCATGGCATAGCGCGTTGCATCAAGGCAATGGTTATCGCGGTCTGGATACGCGCTGATGAACTGCCCCTGCCGGTTCTGCTCGTACTCATACGAGACAAATTCCCGGTATGCGTTCGGGCAGCGCCTTTTGTCGATGTAGATGTTCGCGCGGTCCTGCAGCCATTTGATACCGTGCTCTACCGAGTCTCTGCCTTTTCTGGCACCGAATATCCGGAGCCCGAGGGCCTTCATCTCGGCTATGGATTTTGGCTCAGCGGAATCGGCATAGATTCTCTCAAGGCCTACGCGCGGCCGTATGAGTTCAACTGCCCTGCTATTCGTGAGCTTCTGCTGCACGAGTTCGTCAAAGATGTACAGGTCTTCATGCTTGGCATCGTAGTGCATCGAAACAAAGGCCAGCGGGTCCACCGCAAAACCGAAGTCCAATCCGTGATATACATGGTCGAATGCCTTGACCTGTTCATCACTCATCCGCATATCCTTGACGTTCTCGAACACAGCGCCGCCAGTTCCCGTAACTTCGCCAAGGTATTCATGCCTGTATGCCGTCTCATTCTTCCGCTTGAGCTTCTCGGCATCATCGAAGAAGCGCTCGCCGAGCCATTCGCGTGGCACGCCGAGGTAGGTGGAGTGATGCACGAGCCTGTCAGGATCATCCGCGAACTTTTCCTCATTCACCCAGTTATTCTGACTTTTGGGCGGGTTGAAGGAGCAGAACTCCCAGTATTTAGGGCCGCCGCGCAGCAGGGACTGGTTAAGATTGCGGATCTCCTCCATGCCGGAGAACTGATCCAGCTCCTCGCACCAGACGACGCCGATATAGCCGAATGGCAGTTTGATTGACTTGATTTTCTGCGGATCGTCGACGCCGAAGAACAGGATTTTCTGACCCGTATTCTTGTACGTGATCTCATGCGGCGACGTCTTGAATCGGAACTTGTCTGTGAGCCCCAGCACGTCGATACCCCACTGCATTTGTGGATAGACGCTGTTCTTGATCGTGTTGCCGACCTTCCGGAGAACAACCGCATGGCAGTCCGAATTCTTGATGAGCAGCTGAGGAATCTCAAGGCTTATCTCCGATGACTTCGTGGATCCGCGGCCGCCCTCTACCCAGTAGTAAGTATGGCCATGCCGCTGGACGTCGCGATGAAGGTCATAGAAATGCGGCGCGACAATATCGCTCAGCCGAATCGTCCGCATTTCCACCGCCTCCTCTAAATGTTTAAGAACTCAATGCCGTTTTCGTGGAGTTCGACGGGGATATGCTCCACATCGATTTCCTGCGCTTGCGGCTTCAAAAAAATTCGCACATATTCCCCCGTGCGTTTTTCTCTCACAGCCGTCCCCCATGGGAAATCAAGGACCTCCCATCGGAATAGATTCACGACTTTATCGGGCATGTTATCGCCTCCAAGATGGTATAATGTATCTCAGAAAGGAGGTTATGAATATGCCAAATCAGCACGTAGTTCCGCGCGGTTCCGGATGGGCTGTAAAGGGAGAAGGGAACTCTCGCGCCACAGCCATAACCAGCACAAAACAGGAAGCCATTGATAAAGCGCGAAATATTGCAAGAAATCAAGGCGCCGAACTAGTCATCCACAACCGTAACGGAAGAATCAGCCAGAAGGATTCGCATGGCCGCGATCCATACCCGCCGAAAGGCTAATCTAAATCATCATAGGTTTCAAAAAGGAGTTGCCACACCGCAGCTCCTTCTTCTTTTCCCATACGGTCAATCTATATCGTCAACAATCTGTACCGTATCGTCCTCAGCGTGCTGCTCGACGGCCTTGATGTCCTGCTCGAGCTTCGCGAGCCGCAACCGCTGCTCTTTCTTATCCATCTCCATCGGGTAGCGCTTGAGCAGGCTCTTCGCTGCATCGAGGCGGTCCCGGGCGGATACTTGCACCTTGATAATGCGGGCATCGCTTCTCCCTTCGCCTGTCCCTTCGACGACGACGCGCTCCTCTTTGACTTCGCCGCGCAGTGTCGATGTGAGGAACTGCAGGACCTCGTCAGCCTTGGCGATGCGCTTGTCCTCAAGCTCCTTGAGCCTGGCATCGATGGCGGCCTTGATTGTGGGTTTTTGTAGGTTCTCCTGCCCAATCCAGCCTGCCGTCTTCTCACTATATCCAGCCCGCCTTGCCGCCTCACTGGCATTTCCCGTCTCGACATAATAATCGACGAACCGCCTTTGCTTCTCTGTCAGCTTCATCTCACATGCTCACCACGCTCCCTAGTCTTATTTTATGCATCAAAAAAGCACCCACGCTGTGAGTGCTCGAGTATTTGTACAGGCCATAGGTTTCAGGCCTGCCGGTGTTGGCTTCCAGCGTAAAATGCCGGCGTTTGCGAGTGTCGTCTCCTCGCTTGCGCCATGATGGCGGCAGCGCGAGGACTCGAACCCCGCTTGCTGGGATTTGCGGGCCCAGCGGTTTGCCACGTAACCTAGCTGCCATGCCGGGCGGGATAGCGCGTATTGCAAGAAATTGCAAGGTTCAAACGCCATTATGAAAGTGCCCCGCCCATGATGTATGGTATGGTTTTGGAGAGTTATCGTACGTCTCATCCAGACATCCGATGCTACTATTATCTCACAGATCTGCATCAAAATCCGGCACAAAAGCGGAAGTAAAGCGGCACAAAAGCGGAAGTATTTTTATCATTGTACTTATCCACAGAATCCTGTGACTTATCAAAGCTCTGCGAAGTGAAACGCCATCTGCTCGGGGACAGCATCCTCGCCGAAGATGATGGCCGCCATCGCTTCCACAGCCCGCCCGCCAATCTTCCGCGCCCATGTCTCCGAGATGTACAGGTCCACTGCTAGTTCCACCCATGTTTTCCGCTCGAAATAGTAGCCCCTCAGCAGATACTGCTCCCGATCGCCGAGACAGGAAAGTGCATGGTCGACAAGCTTCAGCCGGTGCTCGATGGCGTCCGCCTGGGCATCGCACCATGCCGCCGTCTTGGCCTTCTTTGCGCGCCGATCGGCGGCTGCCTCCACGGCGTTGAGCTCTGGTGAACCGCCGCCAACCTGGTCCCCGTACTTTGAAATCGGTGCCGCGATATCGAAGTCCTTCGAAAGCTCCTCTCGGATTGTCTTTGCTCGCATACGCATACTCTCCGCCGTCCCGCGCATCCGGCCGTACTGGCTCATGTAGCGCTTCACGATTTCAACGTAGTCATTGTATTTCTTAAGCTCTTTCACGATATCTCCTCCCCGCACAAAAGCCAGGGAGACGTGCAGCCTCCCTGGCATACCATCATTCCTTTCGGCTCAAAGCCATTGCCTGCTCCTCGTCTTCAATGCGCTGCAGCTCCCTCAGCCACTTGCAATTTCGCCGACGCTTGTTGCCCGTGATCCTGAAAACAACCACCAGGCTCACCCATGCCCCAAAGCAAAACGCCAGCCAGATAATCAGCAAGTTCACGATGTCCATTTAATCACCTCCAAATCTTTCCCGTCTGCTTGTCGCGCAGGACCACGCGCTCCTCGATGTCGAAGCCGAATTCGCTGGCCGCGAAGCGCACGATGCTCATCAGGTGCTTGATGCGCGAAAGTGACTTGGTATCATGTTCATTTAGTGGCGGCTTTTTAAGTACTCTCGAAAAGACTTTGTCTGCGACTGGGTCGGTGTATCCTTCTTCATTCCTCAGCATGGTCATTCTCCTCTCCAAGATCCACCAGCTCCAAGACCCCGACCTTGTGGATCCGCTGCTGAATCCGCCTTTTGTGGCTCGGGTAGGTCATCCACTTCAACGATTTGTAGGTCTTGCCGGTCTTTCTGGCAATCTCCTCAAGCGTGCCATCCGCAAGATTCTGTTCGCCCTTATAAAGGGCATAGATGCGGCTCATGCCAAGCTGCCTCCCTCCTCGGCCTCGCCGTACTGGCGCAGCTGGTTCTTGCAGTTGACCATCTCGGCCGCCAAGCGGAACTGCTCGGGCGTCGTCGCGTTGACGAGAAGCGTCAGCGCACAGATGGCAGTATCGACCATCTCTTCGATGAAGGCCGCATGGCTCTTCTCGTCGAGGGTGCACTGCCACCGATCATAGGCCTCCTGCGCCTCATTGCACTCGCCGCGGATGTGCAGAATCTGCGCATGATAGTCGAGCGTGTCGGCCTTCGTCACGTGTGGGCGAACGGGGTGCAGGAGCCGCAGGTCGTACAGTGACGGCTCATCCTGGAACGCATCTGGGAACTCTTCGCGCAGTGCGAGCTCGGCACGCTGGCAGATTTCCGACGCTTCGCCCAATAGGTTGTAGTCGCCGCTCATGAAATCGCCACATTCGAGTGCCTTGAGCGGGCAGGTCTTGCTCTCGCATCCGTGGTAGTCTCCTTTCGCGTCAATGCCGCCGTACTTCTGGCAGCACCGCCCCGTCAGCTCGATATATTTCTCAGTGTCCATCTTTCTGCGCTCCCTTCTTCGCATCCAGAGCTCTGAATGCCCGATCAATCGATTTGGTCATGCTCCAGCCAATCTCTTCTTCGATAGCGTCATTGATGTCAGATGACCGGATCTTGCCGTCGTGCAAACCGTCCTGATACACGACGAACTGCTCAACAAACCTTTCGAGCCTCGTGGCCCCGAAAGGCGCGCCGAGGCCGCCGTCCCGCAGGAAGCCGATAACGGAGGCGAATGCGTCGGCAACACCAGTTGCATACGCCTCGGATGGCTTCTGGATGTCCCGCCGAAGCTTCTTGTAGATCCTGTTGGCTGTCTGTTCTTCAGCTGCCACCTGCATGGCCGTGAGTGTCTTCTGTATCGTCTCGACGTCTGCTCCCGGCAGCGCCCGGTTCAGTTTCCGCCGCATTCTCCTTGCTGTACTCATTTCACTCTCCACCTATACCCTTATATGCGTTTTGCTATAGATGCCTGTTCTAGCGCGTCTCAGGCGCTCAGAACGGCACTTCCTCATCTTGGATATACTGCCCGTTCGTCTTGGAATCGGCGAACAGGTCCAGCTGCTTGCCGATGTCGTCCGCGATCAGGCGATGCTTGTAGTATTTCTTGCCGTCCTTCTCCCACTTGTCCAGCGTGATATGGCCAGTCACGATGACCTTGTCTTTGTTCTGCAGCTGACCATCCCACGCCTGCGCCAGCCGGTCGAATGCCGTCACGTCGATGCCGCCATACGTTGCCTTTCCGTCCTTACCCTTGCCCTGGTAGTACGACAGGCGAAACGTCAGCACCGCCATACCGCTCTTCGCCACACGGCTCTCCGGCTCGAACACCGTGCCAGAAAGTGTCACATGATTCATGATTCCTTACTCCTCCCTGCTTCCCACTCTCTGAAAATCTCAAACCAATCGGCCGCATCCATCGTGATTTTCCAGCGCGTGTGGTTGCGCCGATGGGCTACGATCGGCAAGCTGCCGTCATGCTTCGCCTCGGCATCGCGCCGCGCCTGATCGAGCGCATCATCGATGTTCAAATGCTCGACGCGCTTGACCTCGATGTGAATGCCAGGCAGGCCGACGCAGTCCGCCGCATCGCCGGTCTTCCCGCAATACTGCGCCGTCCGGCGCACCTCGTAGCCCATCGACCGGCAAAGCCTGGCAAACTCTAGCTCGCCGGCCTTGCCTTTGGTCCTGCTGTTTGTCATGCTCTCACCTTCCTTTGGCTGGCTCCGCTAAATATCAAACACTGCGAGGTGTTGCGCAGCCGGTCCATGATGCGGCCTGAGTATGTACCGGCCAGCTCCTCTTTGCTGAGATTTGTCGTCACGATGATCGGCAGCATCTTGTTGTACCGCTCGGTGATGATGCTGTCGACTTTGCTGAGTACCCAGCTTTGGTCGGTATTCTCACTGCCGAGGTCATCGATGACCAGTAAAGGCGTCGAGCGGATGCGGCGCTCGTAACGTGCCCACTCCTCTTTGCTGAGAGCCCGCATCGTAAAGAGGTTGTCGATGAGCGAGCACATCGGCACAATGAGACAACCGCCATCCTGCACGCTCATCCAGTGCCGCATCACGGCCACAGCCATCGTCGTCTTGAGCGTGCCATAGTTGCCCGCGAGGATGAGGCCATAGCCGCGCTTGACATTCTGCTGGATGTCATCGGCGTAGGCCTTCACGGCCTTGTAGTTCTGCCGGATATCCCAGTCGGGCGGCAGCCCGCGCCGCTCGATGCTCTCGAACGTAATGCCCTGATAGCGCTTGCCGATGCCCGCAAACTCAAGCGCCTTGATGCGCTTCTCCTGCTCGCGTGCATCAATCCCAGCCGGACTTCTCGTTGGCCCACTTGCGCCGCTCGGCTTCTGGATCAAAGCGGCGCGCTTTCTTGTGATTTCGGCCAGTATTATTTGCAGGTCTGGATCCATCTGCTTTTCCATGTCCATGTTCCTCCTCTGGATCGTCATATCCGTTCTGCTCCCAGCTCCTCAGGATTCCTTCGATGTACCCCATACTTCGGTGGGCTCGATAATCTGCCCGGTCGATGGCTTTGAGTAGCGCGTCCTTGCCGTAGTGATCTAGACAATCTCCGAGCCGCTCCAAATCTGCCGGACTCGGTACGGGTCGGATACTCTTCTCGTAAACCTCGACCACCTGACGGAAGGTCTCCTCTTGGGGTGGCGCTGTAGTAGAAGAGATATGTTTACTGTTTATACTGTTTATGTAGGGTTCAAAATTTGTACCCTTGGAGCCCTCTATGGGTTCATTTTTTGTACCCTTAGGGTTCAAATTTTGTACCCTTGCGTCCTCTATGGGTTCAAATTTTGTACCCTTGGCATCGTCTCCATAGAGCTTTGGGAGATGATACCGCATCTTTTTCTTGTGACCTGGGTCGATGGATTGGATGAAGCCCTTCCGTTCCAGTGACCGCCTTGTGCTGATGGTTGTCACCTTACTCTTGATACCAGCCTCGCGCATGATCTGGGAATTGGCTACTTCGAACCATTCGGGCCACTTCAGCTGATTGGCAATCAGGAACAACCGTAGGTACATGGCCTGTTCCCTGCCATTGAGCACGCCGATGCTCTTCTCGCCGAACGCATTCAGTTGTCTGACGTAGTTCATTGACGTGCCTCCTCAACTTACAGATTCAGGTTGCCTTCCTCATTCAGGATCTCGCCAGTCTCTGGATCGACGTGCTTCTCTCCTTTCGACTGCTCCTTGTCGTAGTCGGCGTCGATGGTTTCGTCCTCCGTCTCGCTCGGGACATCGAGGATGTCGGCCGTCTTTTCGGTGTAGTGCTTGATCGACTCATCGGCAGCCACGGCGCGGACGAAGTCGGTCGCCATCGGCGCGTACTTGAGCACCTTCTTGATGACGGTCTTCTTGGCCATCTCGTCGAAGTTGGTCGACCACGGCGAGAAGCCCTTGCCGGCCGCTTTGCTGAACTGGTGCATATGCGCCTTGATATCGTCCACGCTCATCACAGCGAAGCCGCTGCCACCGTCCTTGGTGTGGTAGACGGCGTAGTAGAGGATGACCGGCCCGCGATCCGTGAGTGCTGGCACATGGCGGAGCTTCGGCTCGAGGCCAAGCTCATACTCAAACGTGTCGTTCTCGTGTACCTCATGCGCCTGCAGGTCCTTGCCGCCCGAGCGATAGAAGAGTGCCAGCAGGCCCTTGTAGCCGATCTGAAATTGGCACTCGAGGACGCCGTGGTTGCGGTACGGGATGAGATAGGCCTGGCCGAGTGGCGTGTTCGGCTCGAGGCCGAGCTGGGCCGCCTGCATCATTGCGCCGAGGAAGGACGGCGGCGTGCACTCTTGCAGCTGCCGGTTCGACGAGAGCGCCGTCAGCACAATGCGCGTGAAGCGTTCCGGCGTCAGTACCGTCGGCAGGGCCTTGCCGATTTGCGGCCCCATGCTCATGACGAGGGACTGCAGTCCCTTCGCCTTTCCTGCCTGGACCTCATTCTTCTTTGCGGCGATGATGCCGCCCTTGGTGGATGCCATAGTAATCAATCCTTTCTGATAATCGTGAATCATGCGATGCGGAAGACGCGAATCGGCTTGCCGACTTTACTGTACGCATCGAAGATATCGGGATGGTCGGCTTTCAGGCGCTTGCTGTCGATGGATGTGCGCCCCTTCTGTGTCTTCCACGTGATGCGGCCGCCCTCGTTCTCCGTGCCCCAAATGGCCGTTTCGTGGTCGCCCATGAACTCTTTCAGCCGGTTCTTGCCCGCCGTGATCTTCGCATCAAGCTCCTTCTTCCGCGCCTCGAGCTGACGAATGGCTTCAACCTCGGCCACCGCCCAGGACGGCAGCTCAATGCTCTCCGCTACGCCGCCACGGAAGCGCTCTGCCAGCGCCTCGGTGCAGGATGCGGAGCCATCCACTTCGGGCGGCACACGGTCGACAACACACTGCCAGAACGCCTTCTCCATTTCGAGCAGCGTCTGGATGTCCTCCTCGTTGCGCTCGATGGGCTTCCACACGTAGTGCTGGCCACCTACAAGGCAGGCGATGTACCAAACCGGCAGGCCCGTCACAAGCATGTAGTGCTGGCACTGGCAGTAGTAACTTGCCGGCACCTCGTCGCCTTCCCAGAGCGCTGCCTTGAAACCGTTGGCCGTCTTGCACTCGAGCCCCGCCTTCTCGCCTGCCACCATGCGGTCGACGTTCGCAAAAAGGAACGGATGCTCCTCATCTTGAACCATGCCATGGCGGCGGACCTTCTTGCCCGTCTTGCGCGTGAACTCCTGCGCCACAATGTCCTCGAGTTGATTGCCCCAGTAGACCGGCTCGCGGTCCGAGATGTCTTCCGGCACAACCTGCCCCGTCTTCTCGAGCCAAAGCTCGTACTTGCTCTTCCACGGATTCACACCCACGATCGTGCCTGCATCACTGCCGCCGATGCCCTGCGTGCGCATCTTGAGCCATGCATGTCGGTCCGCCATCTCAGCGACCGTCATAATCATCTTTGTCATGAAAAATCACTCCAATCTGTGGTACAATAACCACAACCAATAAGTTTTTCTTACATGTTGGCCGGACGTCTCATCGCCCGGCTCTTTTTTTACGCCCTCGCGCGCGCGCCATGCCGACGATCGACAGCATGTATGTTTCTTCCTGCGTCGTGGTGTTGCCGCATCTAGAAGGCCGGATGCATTGCGGGTACGGGCAGACAAGGCAGCCGTATCCAGGACGACAGAGTGGTGGCGGTATTTGATTTTTCCTTGCCATCACGCACCATACCTTTCCTCGAAATATCGGCGGCTGATCCTGCCGCGAATAAAGAGAAACCCCTTCTTCTCCAGCTCCCGGTTGAGCTCCGCGATGATCTGATAGGCCTTCGACCGCGAGCACCCAAAGAGCTCCATAATGTCAGCGACATAGAGGAAGCTAGGCTCAGTGTGATTTTTCGCCCGCATGGTGATCACCATCCCGCCTATGGTACTGGATGCGCAGGGTCTGCCCCGGCGTCAGATTGCAGAGGTCGACGCCCCGGTTTAGCTGCTCCATGTCGTACTCGTAGTCGAAGATGTACCGGTCATCTTCGTCCACATCACGGAAGTGCTCGACGATACCCCACCAGGTATCGCCGGGCTTCACCGTGTAGGTGAGCTCGACGAGGTGGGTGTCTTCCGCCGGGCGGCTTGCCATCCCGATGGAGATGGCCGCGATCCCGGCCAACGCCGCGCATATCGCGGCTTTTTTCAATGCCTTTTTTTGGCGCGCCCGTGCCTGCGCCACCTTCTCTCTGAATGTCATGTCCTTGAGCCTCCTTCCTTCTCCATGTGCATAGGTCAAGCAACAGGGTTCTGCTCCTGCTTCTTCTTGCGGGCCGCGATGAGGATGCGTGCAACCTCGGCAAAGGCCGCCTGGCTCGCCGGTGTGACCGGCAGCTTCTCGCCCTCCTTGAGGACGGTTCCGTCCTTTAGGATGTGGCGGAAATGGAATTGGTAGCGCTCCGTCATGTCTCATCCCTCCATGCACCTCATGTGCTTCTTGGCGGCCCACCGCGCGAGATCAGCCTCGGCTTCCTGCTCATTCGTGAACCAAGGCAGGGCGCGCACCGCGTGCCAGCTCCTGCCCGGTTTGCGGTAGAACGCCTTGAAAATGTCGTTCCCGAGCGCCGGCCGAACGGCGTACTGCCAGCCGCGTTCGTCGATGTATGTCTTCTTCATCCTGCTCACTCCTCTTCATCATGCAGATCACGCATGAGCTTGAGGGCCATGTCAAAGCCGAGCATGAAAGCATCACGCTCTGCCACGCCAACCTGTTTGCAGGTGAGGTCTATCAGCTTATTGCGTGCATCCGCATTGATGTCAAGCTCGTCGATGAATCCCTGGAGTCGCATTACCGCTACCTCGAACGCATAGCTCCGGCCCTGCGTAACATCTACCTTTGCATTAGTCATGTCATCCAATTTCCTCACCCCACGATCGTCAGCACCGGCTGCTGATCCTGCTCTATGGTCGGCAGGATGCCATGCTTCTTGAGATGCTGGTAGAGGAAAAGCCGCCCTTTCTGCGTCCATTTCGTGTTCATCTTGACGTCGGCGCGCCCGTCCGAGTGTGTGATGTCGACCGTCTCGGAGTGCGTGTAGCCCTTGGCCTGATACTTGCTGTAGAGCAGCCACTGGCCGCCGAGCTTGTAGATGATGCCGAGTTCGTGGAGCTTCCCATTCATGGCCTTACCGCTCATACCGTAGTCTTTCGCGATCTGCGTGATGCTCACGAGGCTCTTGCTGTTGAGGATGCGGTCGGTGTAGTCGGCTTTTGGCTTGAGCTCGCCGATGATCTGCTTCGATTTGGCAATGGTCGCGACTTTCTCGGCCAAGAGCTTCTGCGCGGCAAGGATGCCCTGCGCCATCTGCTCTTCCGGCGACTGCGGGACGTGGTAGCCGCCCGTCTTGCGGATTGCTGGGATGACATCGTGCGTGATCCAGCGTTTGAATGCCTTCGCCTCCGGCTTGCGGCTGCCGAGCACCAGCGAATAGAGGCCGGGCTCGTTGACACCGTTGACTGGCTTGCCATTGCTGGCACCCTCGATTGAAACGAGGGTGCGCTCATCGCTGTCAAGTCTGTTGAGCGCGT